ACCCTGGCGACCGTCAAAGCCTACGCGGGCACTCAGGCTCCGGCAGACGCGGTTCTGTCGGGCCTGATCTCCCGCATAAGTATGATGATCCGGTCGGATTTGAATCGGCAGCTCTTGCTCCCACGCGACTATTCGCTTGCATTTAACGGAACCGGGACGCGGCAACTCGTCTTGCCTGACTGGCCCGTTCTGTCCTTCTCGTCGCTTTATATTGGCGGGGCGGCCATTACCCAGGCCCAAGACAACTCAATCTACAGCGACGCGTATGGGTATAGGTTTCTGCCTTGGGACGGTATTCCGCCGGGCAATCCGTTAGTTCTTGAACTCTCGGGCGGGGCGTACTATTATCCAGGGCAACAAAATGTTGCAGTCGCATACCGGGCAGGCTATCAGGTTACGAACGAGGCCCAGTCGATTCCGGCCAGTACGGCCTACGTGCTTACCCCCCTCGCGCCGTATGGGATTTGGGCCTCGGACGAAGGCGTGACCTATGCCAACGGGACGCCGCTTACGGCAACAACGAGCACAACCCCGTTGGCGGGGCAATATCGCCCGCCGGCACCCGATCTTGCGACACCTCGACTGACCTACACCTTCAACGCGGCTGATGCGGGTCTGGGTGTGCTTCTGACTTATGGTTTCGTGCCTGCGGATATTGAACAGGTTGCGATTGAGCTGATTATGGAGCGCGGGCTCTATCGCAATAGGATAGGGGTTCGGAGTCAGATGCTCGCCGGACAGGAAACCATCGTCTACGACACCAGCGGCTTCACGTCGTTCATCAAGCGCGCGTTGGGGGCCTATGTCAGCGTCCTACCGCCAGCAATAGGAGCCTCGGTATGAGCCTAATTCTCACTGTCATCTTCGTCATGTGTATGTTCATGTGGCTCCTGTCTGCCCTTCCAGTTCCGCAGACAGAGCCATTTCGTTGGGTTCATCCCGTCATTGCCTGGATCGCGGTGGCGATCCTTGGATTTGTGGTCCTGGGTGTTGCCAGGCTCTAAGGAGACGGAAAATCATGGCAGACGAAACCCCAAAGACCCAAGGCGTTCCGGCGGACGCTTTGGCTCCATTGATTCTGGGTCCGTTAGATTACGCCCTTGCGGCGGGAACCCGGCGGGCATTGGAACTAGGTGCGCCAACCCACCGGGTCGTTGAATTCCTGCTCAACCATCTGGCGTCCGTGGCTGCGATGGTCGAACCGCCCCAGGCACGGGAGATGCTAGTGAAGGATCTCGTTGGTGCGTTTGCTGGCATGGTCCGGCAGCATGTCGATGCAAGATTTACGACGCCGGGCGGAATTAAGTTGCCGGAGGCGGGCGCGTGAGTCGGGGATGTGGCAGTTGCAACCTTTGCTGTCGGCTGCTAAACGTGCCCGACATCTCCAAGCCCGCACGTATGCTGTGTTGGTGGACCACGGTCCATGGTGGCTGCGCTCGGCAGGCCGAGAAGCCCGACATGGCGGCGCTTGTATTCGACGTAGAGGGGAACGCTGAGTCGCAAGAGGGCAAAGATATGGCCCTCCAGGCTTGTGCTCAATTTAAGTGCCTGTGGCTTGCGTCGCAGACGCGGGACGATCCAGGCGAAATCATGCCGCGCCATTGGCGGCCGGATATGTCGCATGTTGTTATGGGGCCGCACGACCGAGAGGATCCACTCCTGCTCCACGTTCAGGTCGACCCGGACCATCCAACAGCGTGGCGCGACCCAGACATCTTCGGCTACCTCTCCCGCATTGTTGAGCGGGGCGGGAAGGTCGAAATAATTCTTGGCGAAACCCGTTTTGAGCTTGAAGCCTAGATGATGGCGGCGCTCCGGTCACAGGTCAAGGACGCTCTCTTGGCGGTTATTGCCACGGTTCAGTTTCCTGCGGCCGTCAATGGGGTTAGCACTTGGGCCTCAACCCCAACGCGCCGATTGAAGATGTTCAACAACATAGACCCCAGCGCGCAGCCAGCGGTTTTTCTCGTTCAGCACAAAGAGGGCTACGACGCGAAGGGTTTCGGCATACCGCCTCGTCGCTGGCTCGAAGTTGGCTTGTGGTGCTTCGCGCCCTCGGGCGGGGACGTCATCGGCGACGATTATCTCGACTCCATGATGGAAGGGATCGAGGCGGTCATGAATGTTCCCGACGATATTATGCGAAACGAGCTGACTCTGGGCGGCCTTTGCTACTATTGCAAGATCGACCGCGAGTCTAATCTTTTCATTCGAGACCCCGGCGATATTGACGGGCAGGCCCTTTTGGTCGTGCCAGTTAATATTATGTTGCCGTAGGTATGCCGCATGAAGCGACTTCTAGGTATGTCTTTTCGGCGGCGTCAACCCAAACCCCAACCACGGAGCGAATCTATGGCAGAGTCACACGAAACTCGTTCGTCGAAGAAAGAGATCATTAGCGACGATGCGTGGGACGAGGCGGTGAACGAGTTCATGACGACGTTGATGTCCAATTCCCCGATGGCGCAGGCTACCGAGGCGTGGAACCATCTCGTTGCGTCTATGCCGGCGTTTCGCAAGATTTTGGAAAGCAAAATCTAGTCTACGGCGGCGTTCTTGTAGTTCTTGGAGGATATTCAAATGGAATTCGGCTTTGGCTCCGGCATTCTGACCGGGGTACGGAACGACGCAAGCGGAACCTATACTCCCATCCGGTTCGGCGCGTTGCAGGACGTGGCGATTGAATGGAATGGAGATGTGAAGGAACTCTATTCCACCGGCCAGTTTCCTATAGACACCGCGCGAGGGAAGACCAAGATTAGCGGTAAGGCCAAGGTGACGGAAATTAAGGGCGATATGTACAACTCGCTCTTTTTCGGCCAGACCCTTGCTACCGGCCAGCTCAAGTACGCGTTTAATGAGAGCACTACGCTCGGAACCGGCGCGGCGTCGTATACGGTCGCGAATTCGGGCTCGACGCCGCTGGTCGATCAGGGCGTTTTTCTTGGAACGAACGGAAACCAGTTCTCGGCGGTGTCGTCCTCGCCAGGCTCGAACCAGTATGTGTTCACGGCCTCGACGGGCGTGTACCTGTTCTCGACGCATAGTGCGGGCTTGGGGGTTTTTGTCAACTACACCTATACCGTGACTTCGGGCGTGAACATCGCAATCGCGAATCAGTTTATGGGTACGACGCCGCGGTTTAAGGCCACGTTGTTCCAGCAGTACCCGAATTCTAGTTCCCAGATCGTTCTGGTCTTGAATTCGTGTGTGTCGACCCGGCTGACATTCCCCACTCGGCTCGATGATTATGTTATTCAGGACATCGACTTCTCGGCCTTCGCGGATTCGGCCGGGAATGTTGGGTCTTGGAACTCGGCTAACTAGGGGGCGCAAGTCCCGTCTCTTTTCCTCCGCAGGAGACTTTTCATGGCAAACGGAAATGGCATTTCAACAAACGGGATGGCGCCGCCCGCGATTTCGTTCGACCTCAAAGTCGAGACCTCTCCCTTCACCATTGGCGGCAGGCAGATCGACGTGCCTCTGATGCGGCTCTGGGAAATCAAGCGCCAACGACCGCGAATGGATTCCATTACGCGGGATATGAACTGGTTGGACTATAGCGAGGTTGTACTGCACATCGTTGCGGTCCAGTTGGCGCCTGATGAGCCCGACGACGCGAGCGCGACCTTTGCCGCTCTGATGCGCGCGTGTTCGATGGACGAGATGCGCGGACTGGACGCGGCCTATACGACTCTACTCCGCGCATCGGGCTTTATCTTGGGGGAAGCGGAAGCGGCGCAGGAGGCGGCGAGCCCTGGAACTGGGACGTCGACCGAATCGCCGCAGACCTCGCTATTAGAGGAATTTGCGGTGGGGACCCCCTCAGAATCCTCCAAACGCTGACGCTGAAGTGGTATTGGGAACTGCGGCGGGCTTGGGCGCGCCAGCCCCCGGCTGACTGGTTCATGTCCGTCCGCTACGGCTACAAGCCGCCGGTAGAAACTCAGGCGCCTGAGTCAGGAATGTCCGAGGCTCTCAGAAACACCCTCCGAATGGGCGAAATGCTCAAGCTCACGGGCGAGCTTGACGTCCTCAATACTGGAAAAGCGATGGCGACGGGATGAACGTCAACGTTCGCGTGCTTGGGGAAGAGGTCCTGCTTCGGCTCGACCAGCTTCCCCAAGCCGTCCGGCGAAGGGTTGTTGCCAAAATGGGCGCCATCTTTGCCAAGATGGAAGAGGACATTCTATCTCGAACCCCAGGGCGTTTCTTCGACAAGGCGTTTCTCCAATCCGGCGTGGCGACTCAAGGCGATCTTCTTATTGGCTATCTTGAAGCCAATGATAAACCTGGGCTCTATTCCATCCTTCCTGTCAACAAAGCGTTTTTAGTTAACCGCCCAAAGAACTTCTTTGCGCGGGAGGTTCATCGTCATCCATATCTCAAGCCCGAAGCCCTGCACATTGAGACCTATCTGCGTGAATCTAAGCCCTGGATTCTTGACCAGATTAACGAAGCTGTGAGAAGGCGCTGATGGCCGAACGCATTGAAATCATAATTGACCAACGGCGGGGCGACCAGAGCGGCGTTGAGGCCGTTGGGCAACTACGGGCGGCTCTAGCTAGCCTTGATGCCCAAGCTCGCCAACTCAACATTTCGACTTTTGATGCCTTTTCACGCGCCCAGGTTGCGCCTCGTATTACGGCGATAAACGAACTGCGCGCCACGACAGCGGGCGTCCTGGCCGAGACAACTAAGCTCGCGCAGACCCTCGTTCCTGTAACAGGGCTGAATACGGTTGTTAACCAGGTCCTTGGATTGGATCAGAGGCTAAAGAGCGCAGCAGCTTCGGCCCAGACTCTTCGTCAGAGCCTTGCAGCGGCAGCAGATGCCGACCGGATCCTCCGCGAACTAGCGCCGGCGCGGTATCAGGTCGCGGAATCAGCCGACCGCCTGGCGCTGATTAAGGCCAACCAGGTTATCGGGAGTCCCGAAGACCTGCAAAGGGCCATCCGGGCGGCTAAGGACCAAGCAGAGACCGGCGCCAGTCAGGTCCGTGATGCCTGGTCGCGCGGCTTCATTCCCGACAGCGTTTATAAGCAGACCGAATCGACACTGGCGAAGGTTCGGCAGGAGGTTGACCGGACCGCAACAATCATTCAAACTCGGCAAGAGCGCGCGGTAAAAGAAACGGCGGTTCGGACCGCGGAAATATTCCAGAGCGACCCAACCCTAAAGCGTAGCCCGTTTGAGGTAACGGGGGCGTCTGAGACCCAAACCGAAATTCGCCCGGTTGTGTCTGGTTTCGACCGTTACCAGATGCAGCAGACCATCAACCGTACCATTGCCCAGGAGCAAGCTAGGACTGGAACAGGTGGATTTCTAAGCCGACTAAACCGACAAGGCGTACTTGAAGGCCAAGCGGCAATAATTAACAGTGTCCAAGCGCTTGCCTCGGGCATGAATCCGCTGCACGTGGCGATTATGGAATCGTCACAGCTTGCGGGCGCGGCGGTACAGGGCGGCCTTTTGCCGTTGTCGCGAATTATTGGCTTTATAGGCTCAACTGCCGGTTTGGCAATAGTAGGGGTCGTAGGATTTGCTGCCGCGATAGGCAAGGCGGCGTATGAAGCCTATCAAGCCGAGAGCACGCTTCGGCGGCTGCACGACGTAATGTTGCTTCAGGGCCGCCCGGGCGCAACGGTTGTGTCGAATGCCGAGGTTATGCAGCGCCAGATTATGAGCGCGAGCGGACTTGGTCGCCCAGAGGCCCTAGCCGGCGCGGCAGCAATACAGCAGATTCCGAATATTAGTCCCCAAGCGCGCGAATCTTTGCGCGAGGTGTTTCCGGCTGCCGTTCGTACCCAATTTGAGGGCGATGCGGATAAGGCCGCGCAGAGCCTAGACAGAATCTTCACTTCCGCGAGTGGGATGAAGGCGTTTGTCGAAGCAAACAATCTTCTAACCGGATCGCTCAAGGATGAATTCGACGCGCTGATTGCGGTCGGGGATACATTTGGCGCGTCGGAACTGGCCGCGCGTGGGTATGCAGAGACGTTAAAGGGAGTCTCCCAGGCCCTGCGCGAAAGTCGCGAGGCGGCCGGAAGCGGTCTGTTAGGGTGGATGCGGACCCATGATATTTTTAGCCGTCCGCAAGAGCCGAATCAAACCGCCATGGATGCAGATTTGCGTCAGCGGTTGGGGACAGGGTTTGGGCGGCAAATAACCTTTCCCGAGGGCCGCCAAGGACCGACTCCAGTTGAGGTCCAGGCCGACAGGGCTGTTGAGCAGCGACTCCAGACCGAGCAGCAGATAACGGGATTGATTCGCCAACGGGGACAAGTTCTTGTTGCACAGGAAGTTACAGCAACCCAAGCCAGCAAAGAACGGTATGCAAACACTCGCGCGGAAATAGACCGCCAACTGGCCGAATCTCACACGCCAATTCAGCAGGAACAGCAGTCGGTTCTGGTCGCCCAGCTTGAGAAGGAAATCACGCTTGCTGAGCAGGCGGCGGAAAAGGACATCAGCCAGCGCCAGCGGGTGGCGACGCTTCGCCAGCAGTTGGCTGAAGCGACCGCCGCCTATGAACAGGGCGCGCTGGCGAAAGTTGAAGGCGCGGTCCATCGCACGACTGCCGCAGAAATTCAAGCGTTCCAGCGAGTCGCGGATGAGCGACGCCGAATTGCGCGCGAGGCCCTAGAGCGCCGTCTGTTCGAGGTCGACTATCAGGCTGCCCAGGCACCTGCCGACCCAAGAGTCCAACTTATTGCTGCTCAGCAGAAGTTAAATCAACTAGAAAAGGACAGCACCGGCAATCATAAGGAGATTGAAGAATTACAAAAGTCAATCGTCTCGCTGACTATACAGGTCGCGAACTACGCGCGCGAAACGGCCCAGGCAGTGCTTCAACAGCGAGAAGTTATAGCGCAGGCAAAGGACGACCTAGCTACTGTTGTTAGCCTAAAGCGTCAAGAACTTGCGATTACTGAGCAGGCTGTAAGGCTAGGTCAGGCTCCTGCGTCGGCTGGTGTACAGGCCCAAACTGCGCTGATTCAGTCGCAGATTGCGGCGCAACAGAAGTATATTGATCTGCGGATGCAGATGGTCCAGGCGGATAATCAGTTCGCCCAGGGGCGTTTGCAGACCCAGACGGCCATGCTGGGCCTCGGAGTCGCGCAGTTTGACATTCCCCAATCCCAAGCGCTTCAGCAAGAACAACGCCTAACCGCACAGGTGATGGCCGAGGAACAGCGCCGGGTTTCGTCCCTGCTCCAGATTCAGAACCTTCGGCCCGAGCAGGTCGCCCAGATCAACAACCAGCTCGCGGACCTCTACCAACAAGACGCGCAGAAGCAGATCACGCTCCAAGCCCAGATCACCCAATCCATCCGTGCGGAAAACGAGCGTCGGACGCAATATTTCAAGAACTTCTTCCAGGATGTTGAGAAAGGAGCTTCGGATCTTCTAATCGCCGGGTTGAATAAAACTCAGACTCGTACTCAGGCACTACAGAACCTTGGGCGTAATTTAGTCTCCAGTTTCG